AACATTAACAAATCTGCTTTAGGATCTAACACCGGTATTTCAGCAAATTGCTGTCGAGCCAAACTATGTAAGGTTCTAAAATATTGAAAGCTGTCTTCATCGTACTCTTTAAATTTTTTACGAATACGTCCAACACATTCATCTACCGCTTTATTAGTAAAAGATATGTAGCATATCTCTTCTGGAGATATTCCTTGTTTTAAAAAACGTTGAACTCTTCTTAAAAGATTCTCAGTTTTTCCAGTTCCGGGTGGCCCAAAAATTTTAATTGTCTTCCCACGCAGCTTTTTGTTTAACGAATTTAACATCTTTGTTTTTATGCTCTGTTTGTTTTGGTAATTTCACAATCCAATGACGTGTGTCAATGTTTTGAAATTTTTTCTTAGGCACTGCTCCCCCTGCTTCTAAGAATTTAGTACAATCTTTTTCGGACCAATTGTACCCCATCTTTTTCATAAATTTTCTAAACGTTTCTAATTTAAATCTCATCTCTACTTTATCTATCCAAATATTTCCTGAGTCTATTTGATCAAACTCAGTGGTATCCTCTACATCTTCTAAGAATTGCGATAACCTTGAATTAAATACATCATTCTGTTCTTCATGAGCATCAAATCCTTCCATGTCTTGTTTGTTAGAGACTAATTCTTCAAGCCAATCTCTATAAGGATCTGGATCTCTTTTTGATGCTTTAAGAGGTCTCCAAACAATATCATAATTTAATAATTGCTCTCCTAATAGTTGCTGTTGGTATAATTGTTTTGTAGATAATCTAACTGACTTTCCTTGTATGGGAAGAATCCAATAAGGTTCCGGATATGAATTTATTTTAACAAGTTTTCCAACTTCAGGTATAGCTTCATTAGCCCCAATACCATGCTTACGTCTCAAACATGTGCTTGAAGAACAATGCATTCTAGCTATGGATGTTTTACATTTATAAGCATACTCTTTATTTTCAACTCCTCTAAAAATATTTTCTAATTCTTTTGGATGTAATTCCTCAGAACATACTTTACCCATCATCTTACGTGTCCAATCTTGGTACATGACGGGATCTGGATTAATTTTTTTACCTAATACAGCTACATTAAACATAGCATCGTTACGGCCCTCACCTTTTTGCACTTTGTTTTTCATAAAGTTAACTACACAAGGTGGGTAATCTTTTGTTTCATCGTCTTGAAATACTTTTAATTTTTTAAAATTTTCTGGGGTAAGTTTATGTTGTTTTACAAATTCAAATAAATCTTCTAATTTAATCGAGTTACCATCATCATCCATTGCAACTCTAGTTGTCATGTGCGCTTTTTGGTAAGGAAGGTTTACATAACTTCCTTTATGTTTGTCGTCCCACTTTTCCGGGGTAAGATCTACTTTGTCTTGGGCAGGATAAATATCTGTTGTAGTATCATTAACACCTAAATCAGAAGCAAGCTCAATTAATTTTTTACGCATGTCGGAAGCTTCGACAACACCGTCAATGAATAATATTAAATGGAGTCCGTTGGATTTTGATCTGAATGGGACGAGTGGGTATTTCCTTTTCCGTATAACCGATATAACGTCCTTATGCTGTATATTATAACGATCAACATCGATGACCCCCCAACTGCATGTATTATCATCTCGAATGGGAACGGATCCATAGTAAGCTTCTCCTTTTAAATGTTGTAACCAATGATCCTTAGTCATTGGTTTGGGTTCAACCCAATGCCTAAATTCTTGCTTCCCGTCCCGGCTACGCGTTTGGCCTAACGGTTTAGAAGCTCCAAAATATGTGAGTGAACCCTGGAAGAGTTCTATAAACTCCCCCAGGGTCTTGTCAAGTACGTCCATACTAGAATGGTGATTTTTCCGTGGACTCTTCTTTATCGTGATTAACTTTTACAGCTCCTTGCTTACAACTTTTGTAAAAATTATAAGCAGACTCTAAGACATCGCTCGATTGAATTGTACCCTCATGTTCAATCTCCCAACCATACCAAGAACCTAAATTATTCTTTTCTAGTACAGTTTTAAGAGTGTACGTTTGAGTAAATGGTGCAGGTTTGAAATAACCTGACCCATCTTTTTTCTTCTCTCTCACTGACATCATCATTGAATTCCACTTTTTAGATTTTTTTCTTTGAGTAGATTTCATAGTCATCATAGCAGTGCTAGATACATTTTTGTCTTCCACAATTAAGACGTAATGTGAAGCAGTCTCTTCAACGTAATTTCCGTTTTCGAGTCTATCTTTATTCTTATCGTCTCTGTTAGTTTTCGACATTATATCACTGTCTGCAGGATAGATATTTACAGGTGCTGAACTTCCATCCATACCTCTGTCTCTCCACTCAATATACTCAAGCTTATAAAAACATGGAACTACTGAAATTCCTTTTTGACCATCATATAATTGATTAGTTACAGTGTTAAAAATCATACCAGGTCTTGCGTCTGATATGAATTGTGAATCTCCTTGCGTTACTTGTGGAGATAGTTGACCAAGTATTTTTAAAAATGGTAAAGCCAAACTTTTTGAGTCTACATTTTCAAAACCTTCGTCTGCAAATTGTTCCAAATTTATATTTGCAACAGCGCCACCAACTTCTTTGACAGCGACTTCTTTTTTGTCATTTATTTTCATAGTTACTCCGTTATTATTTGTTCGTTATTTTTGTCTTATTAGCAATATACACTCCAAACATGTCGAATGGAACCTGCTTTCCTTCTTCCACTTGTTCTTTAACAAATGCCTTCAGGGTCATAGGTTCAACCTTCTGTTTTTGAGTATATGCAAATCCAAGATCATCACAAATTTTGATTAACTCAGAAACTTGATTGTCTTTTCCTTTGTCTATATTTGCCGTTAAGATATTTTTGATCATGTCTCCATGACCGTTATCTCTAAGCCAACTAAAAGCCTCATCGTTTCTCGACTCAGGAATTTTAGCAGCATAAAAAGGTTTTACTTCAACCTTTGAACCGTCTTTAAGCTCAAGCTTTTGAACTCCTGCCTCGTGCATCATATCAGGAATTATTCGTTCCTCATATTCTTTGGCCTTTTTTTTCAGCTCAGAAATTTCTTCTTCTTTGTCTTCAATTTGTTTATGAAGACTTTTTAGTTCATTACATTTATCAGAAATAGATTCAACTTCGTCTTTACCTAACTCGATATTTGAGAACTTTTCTATATTTAAGTTTTCCATATTTTCCTCCTGGAGCCTTAATAATTATTTTCTTGATTAATGCAAGAAAAAAATTAATATAATTTTGATGGAATGGAAATACCCGTATAAGACTAAACCTTTTGAACACCAAAGAACTGCTTTAAATAAATCAGCTGAAGAAAATTCATATGCTTATTTTATGGAGATGGGTACTGGTAAAACTAAAACAGCTATTGATAATATTGGGTATTTATATTTAAGAAAAGAAATTGATACAGTATTAATTATTGCTCCAAAATCTGTATACACTATATGGAGTAAAGAAATACAAGCGCACCTACCAGATGTAGTAGGTAGAGATATATTTCAATGGAAATTAGATAAACCTAAAAGCTGGAATTTTTTCTTAAAAAGTAAAAAACTTAAAATATTTCTAATGAATGTAGAGGCCCTAAGTGGTAAAAATGGGTATAAAGAGGCAGAGTCTTTTCTTAAAAAATTTCCTAAAAATTTTGCTGTTATTGATGAGTCTACTACGATTAAAAATCCAAAAGCTAAAAGAACTAAATACATTTTATCTCTTAGTAAACATATTAAATTTAGAAGAATTTTAACTGGATCTCCAGTGACTAAATCCCCACTTGATTTATACTCTCAGTGTTATTTTTTAGATCCTAAACTATTAGGTTTTGAGAGTTTTTATTCTTTTAGAAATAGATATGCTGAAATGCATCAAATACAAATGGGGGCCAACCGTTTTATTAGTATACCTAAATACTACAAAAACATTGAGGAATTGGAACATAAATTAGATAAGTTTTCTTTTAGAGTTCGTAAAGATGAATGTTTAGATTTAAAACCTAAAGTAAGACAAAAAAGACATGTCACTATGTCTAGTGAACAAGGTATCTTATATGAAAAACTTAGAAGACGTGCTTTAGCAATCATTGGAGACTCTACTATATCTTTCAGTAACAAATTAACCGAGATGATAAAACTACATCAATTAACTAATGGTTTTTGTAAGGACGATGATGGAAAAATGATGGAGTTTGGTAAACAAAAAATTAATGCTCTTGAAGAAATTATAGAAGAAACAGATGATAAAATTATTATATGGGCTAATTACATTTATAACATTGAACAGATAAAACAATTTCTTACTACTAAATATGGTAAAGAATCTTTTGTTGAAATATATGGGGCCACCAAACTTAAAGATAGACAGAAAGCTATAGAGTTATTTCAAAATGATCCTAAGGTAAGATTTTTTGTAAGCAATCCAACAACAGGTGGTTATGGTCTAACATTAACTGCTGCTAATACAGTTGTTTACTTCTCTAACAACTATAATTTAGAAGTACGAAAACAATCTGAAGACAGAGCTCATAGATCAGGGCAAACAGGAACTGTTGTGATTATTGATATTATAACTGAAAATACTATAGATGAAAAAATTATGAAAGCTTTAACTATAAAAGGACAGATAGCTGCAAAAACTTTAGGGGAAGAAGAACTTAAAGATTGGTTATTGTAACTTTTTAAATTGTTCTACTCTTTCTAAAAACTTATCTCCATACTCCATTAAATCTGATTCATTCATTTTAAATTCTTGGTATTGAAGATCTCTTGTGCAAATACTAATCACCCCTTGTTCGATAGGCCCGTAGTTTTTTTTATGTGCAAGATAGTAAGCTCCTAGTTGATACTTATAATCATCTACCCATTCTTCTCGTTTAGGTTTGTTTGCTTGTTTAAAATCTACTATGGACGGTTTACCATACGCTAGTGCTACAAGATCCGTTGTCCCTGCAAACTGGTTCTCGTATTCTAAAGATACTTCATTACCCCAAACTTCTTCTATCTTTAAATTTTGTAATATTATTTTAGCCATCATCCTAGGCTGTTTACCTGTTTCTTCGTTAGCGTTGTAATACCCTTGTCCGTTGTACGCGTACTCTAATACTTGATGCATTTCTGTACCAATAGTAGATGCTTGTCTCATTATTCTGTCGGCTTCTTCATTACCCACTTTTCTTCTCCAATTTTCTAAAAAACGTTTGTCTTTAGTGGCTGATAGTATTGTTGTTACACTTGGAACTTTAGCTTGACCTACTAAATATTTTCTACCGGTAGTGTCTGAAAAACGATTGTAATGTGTGTAAGGATATTTTTTAATTAGTTTCATCTTTATTTTTTACAAATGAAACATCTACTTCTTTTGTTTTTTTATCATCTTTGCCTGCTTCATAAGCATCGATGATAGATTGTTCAAACATGCCTATAGGCTTACCTTCAGCTTGTTCTTTTTTAATTAAATCGTATAATCCTTTTACTGTAGCCATTAATAATCTTTTCCTTTTGTGTATAGTTTAGTGTTATAGAATTTTGTTTTAGGTTTGTCCAGAGTTTTTAATCCAGTAGATTCAATAAACTTACCCATATTGTTTTGTAAATTTCTTATTTTTTGTAACGCTTCTTGATCAGAAATATTTGAAAAATCAGGAATGTTTAACTGTCTGATACCAGTAAATGTTTTGCCTGCTACATCAGTAGATTTAAATTTATTTAAAATATCTGTAGCATTTGCTTTCTCTCCATTAACTTCGTAAAAAGCTTCGTTTGGTAATCTATAGTCTTGCTTTCTTAGATCAATACCTTTTTCTTGTGCTTCTATTTTTGGTTGACCAAACTGACCGCTACCTTTTTCTTTGCCGGGAACTGTAATACTTATAATCATTGAATCATATTTTTCTCTATTATTGTTATATTCATCAACAATTTTTCTTAGTTGTGTATTAGATGGTTTAGAAGATAGTTCTGCATACAGTCTATTAGCATTACCTGTTAATCTTATAGCACCGGTCTTGTTCATAAAATCATACATTGGTCCAAAATCATTTACGTCAGAACCACCCATTGTCAGATTGATTCTCCGGTGTTCGGTGTCCCTTACATTTCCGTTTCTTGAAAAATTTAACATTTTACCATCAGGCATCATGAAACCTGCTTTATTAATTTCATCAGTTATCCCGTATCTTTTAATAGCTTTTTCTGTCAACTCTGCATCTATAATATTTTGTGGTAAATATATTGACGAACCTGATGTATCTAAATTTTTAACTTTAAAAGTAAAACCATCTAACTGAGCTGTCTCTGATAATTTTCCAGACACATCTAAAGCATCTTTCATTTTTAAATCAGAACCAAAATCTAAACTAAAGCCTACGTTTGCTCCTTCAAAATCTGCCGGAACCGATTCAGCAACAAACACAGCATCTTGGTTAAATTGTTTTGCTCTTTCTTTTATAACTTCTCCAAATGTATCTATGTTAAAATCAGGTTTTACATTTGCTTCTATATCCAAACTTCTTTCAACAGTTCCTCCATAAGCTCCAATAGTGTCACCAATTTTATAATTTACTACTTGATCATCTTCATTAAAGAAATCTTTAATAGGTTTTGCTAGTGCTCCTTGTTCTAATAAACTAGGTACAGCATCCTCTTGTGCTGATACTCCGGCAGTCACATCTTTAATTATTTTTCCACCCTCTTGAGAATTTGTTCCCATAATACCTTTACTTTCTTTTTGCTCAAATATTTGTGGTTTATTTATTTCTTCTGATAAATCCGGAAAACTTTCTTTTGTTTGTATTTCAGGTTTTTCTGTAGTTGGTATTTGCGGAGGTTCTAACGTATCCCCAGGAAATATTTCTATGACTGGTTTAACTGGTTCGGGTGCTCTTGTGGGTGGTTTCAAAAGTATCTCTAAATCTTCTTTTTGTTTTTCTATTTCATCTGCATCGGGAGCAAATACTTGGCCATCTCCTGTTGCTTTAACAGATCTAGAAGTAGTCATATCTTTTAACTCTTGGGCTACAGCTTGGTTAGGCAGCAATAGTGCCCGTAACATTTTTAATTCTGAACTATCCATATCTTCCGGACTGTTCTTTAACGATTTTATTACTGGTTGTAAATCTTTTTGTGCTTTATATCCTACGGCTCCACCAACGCCAATTGTAGCTATTGCTTGTAATAATGCAGGAAGGCCAAGGACAGGAGCGACCATTTCATATCCTTGTCAGTAGTTCAAAAATAATAAAACCCATACCGGCTAGTAAACCACTAGCACAGCCTATTAATATTTTTTCTATTCTTCCAATGGAACCTTCTATTTTTTCCATTCTATCGTGTGTTTGTTTTTGCATTATTCTACATAATTTTTCGTGAGACTCAATTTTTTCTAGAGCTGATTTAGTCATTATGCGATTCCTCTTTTCGATATAGCTGTTCCTAAAGCATCATCAGGGAACATTGCTTCATAGTTTTGTCTTGACTGCACTCCCGCTATTCCTTGAGGTTGGGCCATTGGTGGCATTGCTCCTGGAGCAGCTGTACTTGCCGTTAAGTTTAAGGGTAGTTTACTACCTTCTAATTCTGCTAATTCTACTGGATCATCTCCTTCTTGCGCATCAATTACAGCTTCGGATACTTTTGTGTTATTGACTGCATCAATAATTAATGGACTGTATTCATCATCCTCAAAGAATTTTTCATCAAACATATAGTAACCGAACAATCTAGATATAGTTTGTTTAGCTGTGTCTGAAGTTGTTTTCACATTCTTTAAACTTAGAAGTTGATCTAATTTTTTAGGATCTGTCATTATTTCTGCTAATTGTCTATCAATATCCGATCTAAATATTTTTTTCAAAGCGGTAAATGTTCTACCTGCTACTGTAAATTGTCCAAGTCTAGCTCTAATAATATCATTTAAAGCAGTTTCTGCTTTACTAATAGTTTTTTGAGTTGATTTTCTAGTTGTTACTTCCAAAGCATCTCTAAACAAAGATAAATCTTTTACGTACTGAGGGTTGTCAGCAAAAGTTCTTTCTAAAATTTGTTTATTATTTTTCATATAATCTGCAAACTTATCGAATACAAATTGCCCTCTATTGTTAGTTGCTTTAAACATTAAATCGTCCTTGGCAACTGTTTGAAAAGCTTTCAATAAATTATCATCCTGTCTGATAATCGTCATAACTTTATTTAAAGTTGTAGGTGATTTATTATTGTATAAGTATTGAAAAATTTTATCTGGGTCCATATTCTCTAATTTACCTTTTGTAGTAGTTCCCAGTTGTTTCATTATTTTATCTCTTTTGAGAGATGTTTCATTAACTTTTTTAGCTAAGTTACCAACTTTAGTAATCTCTTTATAACCTTTTTTACCAAAGAATGTTTCAAGAGCGTATTTGTAATCATTTAAAAATTTTTGATGTTTTACTAAATTAATCTTTCCAGTGTCTGCAGGATCTACAAATGTTTTATAAGATTTCAATATAGAGTCTTTGTAAGTTTGGATAAATTCTGGTTTTCTTTTTAATAATTCATAAATCTGATCTATTCTCATTTCTTGACCAGCACCTTTTTTAAAGGTTTGAGCAAACACATCTTCGTCTGCTATTTTTAAAACACCATCTTTTGTTTGTAATAATTTTCCTATGGTTCCTCTATATAGTTTTTTATTAGTAGCGTATTCTTGATCTAGTGTTCTAAACTGTTTATACCAAACATCGTCTTGACCTAAGCTTTTTTTAAACTGCTCTTTTATAGAGCCTATTAACTTTGATACAGCACCCTCTACAGGTTCTCCCTCTATTGGTAATGTTCCTTTTTTAATACTTCTATCAAATTTTCTTAAATCACTTAAAGTATTTTTTAACGTATTAACTGATACTGTTTTACCTTTAGGTGCATTAAAAAAAGTTTTTATATCTGGGTATTTTTTAAATAATGTATCTTTTTGTCTTTTGTTTAAACTCTTCACCGCTTCTCTTATTATATCAGTACCTACTTTTCTTCCTTTACCTGTTGCAAAAAGAGTTGTGTACTTTTGATCGTAAAGCTCATCAAAATCCTTATACAAGGTATCAATCACTCCCCTAATAGATTGTCCTGCTTCTTTTTGAGATCCTCCCGGAAGTTTTATAACTGCTTCAGTTAAATCTGTTTCTGCTGCTTCTAAAGCTTTAGTTAATATTTTTTGTCTAGGTTCTAATCTTTGAAGGATTACATTTTGTATTTTTTTACCTAACTCATCTGATAATATATTATCTTTACCTGATATACCTTTGTAGTTATATGGATCACTTGCTAAAAGAAAAAATGTATCTAATGCTTCAGCTTGTTCCTTATTAAAACTATCAAAAATTCCTTTTACACCATATTTAGGATTGCTTTCATAAGCGTTTTGTAATGCTAGTAGTTCAGCGTCATCTCCTGCTTGTCCTAATGTAAATTTTAATTTTTTCTTAGTACCTAAAGTTATTAATCTATCATTTATTTTTGTAATTAATTCTTGAGCTTGTTCCGCATTTTTAATTGTCCCACCAAAATCAGAAGCATTTATTTTACCCATATTTCTAAATTGTTTAATCATTCGATAAAGTTTAGGTACAGTAAAACCAGCTGTTGTTAGCGCTCCGTTTAAAACAGCCATGTCTTTACCTTCATTTTTAAGGTAATCAGTAAAACCTTTTTCTGTTTGGTTGATACCATAAAGTTGATGACCTAGAGCAAGTCTAGCTGTTTCTAATGCAGCACTCGTAGCTGCTGAGGTAATTACACCTCCTGTAGGTCCTGTAGCACCAGTTGCAAATATTGTAGCAACAATTTCTGGAACTATAACCGCTGCAGTTGATCCAAACTTTGCCATATCCCCAGCATCTATGCCTGGTTTATTTAATAATTCATAGTCTCCTGTTTTAGGATTTAAAAATTCTAACTCTTCTGTTTCGGGGCCATATCTTAGTGGAATTTCTTGGCCAAAATAATCTGATAAAACTTTTTTAGAAGCTAAAACTTCGTTAGCATCATTTCTTGCTAAGCTTTGTGCAAAGCCTATTTCCGCTAATCCTACATCTGTATCAGGATTAACTCCTCTCATTTCCGCTATTTCTTTCACTGAGTATTCCACATCCGGTATATTTAAACCAATAATATTAAAATCTCTTTTTACTGCTTCACTTAAATCTTCTTCTTTAGGTGCAAAGGTATTTACAAAATCTTTAAATCTTACTTTACCTGTGTTTTGTAACTCACCGTAAGCTTTGTTTATAATTTCCGTATCGTTTAAATCTTTATCTTTAATTGTTTCCCTAAAAGAATCTATATTAGAATATTTACCATCTGGATTAAAAGCTTTGTAAAAAGAAAAATAATCTACATCTGCTTTTTGAGATATAACACCATATATTTTTTCTGTAATCAATTCATTACTTATAGGTGCTCCTAATTTTTCTTCTTGCGCAGCTAATTCCTCTGCATACTGCTGTCTGTATTCGTCAACATTTGCTACTGATAAAAGTGCCATTAGTTTGCTCCAAATAAATTTTTAGGGTCTATCTTATTTTTATCTTGTTCAGTAAATTGTACACCTGAGAAATAATTATATTGATCACCAACCTTGTTATATCCTTTTGGTATTTCATCTCTTGTTACATTAAATATAGTTTCATAATCTGTTAGTGCTCTACCTGTTATCTCTAATCCTATTCTTCTTAAACCTGCTAAGAAAGTTTGTTTGTTAGAACTTTCTCCAATTGATTGTAAAGCTAATTCAATATCAGGTACACTAAATCTTCCACCAGGCTCTCTAGCTTTAGCAATTGCGTAAGCTAAATTAATGATAGATGTTTTTGCTGCCTGTGTTTCTGGTGCATTTAAGTAGGCAGTTATTTTTGCATTAAAGTTAGGACTATCTTCGTTTGTTAATTGACCTATTGCATCTTCGGTATCTTGATACTGTTGAGTAAATAGTTTGCCTTCTTTTTGTTTGTTTCTGCTTACAAAAGAATCAATAAATCCTGTCATGCCTGTTATAGCTAATACTGTATCTGCTGCATTACCAGTGAAAGCGCCTTGTTTAGCTACATCTTTTTCAATTCTAGTAATAATTTCCCCAACATCTCTAGCCGCTAACATAGCATTTTCTGCATCTGTTTTTTGTTTTTTCATTCTATCGATGTCTTTCATTTTCATCATCATTTCTAAATTACCTTCAACAGGAACAAACCCTTCTGGGTTTTCTAAAATTTGTGATTTTGTTACAAATTGAGAAGTATCGCTTTGTACTCCGTCTATTATAGGGTAAGCTTTAACCAAAGAATCTTCTTTTCCTACTGGTAAATATCTTAACTCTCCACTAGAATTTTTAGCAGTTAAAATATCTCCTTGTGGAGCATAGGCTACGCTTTGTGTTTCTGTATCAAAAACTTTCGTAGGTTTACCTGCCTTTTCAGCATCAGGCACTGGAACATATCTAAATTGATTCGGTTGTTTTGATGAGTATGTTGTTTGAATAGTTTCTTCGTCTGCAAAAATTACTTTACCTGTATCTTGATCTAATACTTTTTTAGAAGATGCAAATTTTTTTTCCTTTTTTCTTTCTTCTCTTGCTTGTTCTTCAAGTTCTATTTGTTTAATAGCTAATTGTGTTTGTGGTAATTTCTCCATACCCTTACCAATACTTCTGAATACAGAACCTAGCTGACTTTCTCCAGGCATTCTTCTTGCTTGTAATAACGCTGACGTAATAGGAGTTAGAAGTAGATTTCTTTTTTCTACCTTAGAAAATCCCCCTACGTTAAATTTTTTAACAGGTAATTTTTTTTCAGTTTTTTTTAAGTACGCCTCTCTAAATAAAGGTCTTAATAAAACTTTATTCATTTACGCCTGCCTTGTTCCTGAGAATGCTTGGAAAGCTCCTAAACCTGTACCTATTGATTGTGCTAACGGAGCCGCCCCTGGCGCAGTTCCCATTGTAATTGAAGATTGAGTAGTAGGCCCAGCTGCGTACATATTTTTTAAGAACTCTGCTCTTTGATATGGTTCGTATTGTTGTTGTAATGTAGATTGTCTTTGTGCATCAAGTGCTGCTTGAGCTAATTGTCTTTCTAATCCTCCTGCAGCCATCATTTGTTGTATGTCTCCCTGAGCCATTTGTTGTTGTTGTGCGCCTAACGCACCTAATAATTGCCCACCTTGTAAACCAACTCTTTGTTGATTCTGTGCTGCTTGCAATGCTGTATTAAATCCTTGAGCTTGTGCTCTACCCATTTCAGATAAAGTTCTACCTTGTAATTCTGCTTGTTGTACACCTTCTCTTCCACCACCAAAAGCTCCAGCACCTATTGCTTTAGCTCCTAGTTGTTGTTGCATCATTTGTCCTTGTCTTGAAATTTCATCTGTAACATATTGTTGATAAGGATTTAAATATTGAGATATTTGTTGAGCACCTACAGGAGCCATTGCTCCTTGTACTCCAGTTATACCTTGACCAACCGCACCACTTCCGACACCTGTTTGCCCGGCTGCTTGAATTCCTTGTCTTTCTAAAGCACCTAATCCTGCTACTTGATAGTCTGGGAGATTAACTGGTTTTTGCGCTACCTGTCGCGCAATGTCCATCAATTCTATTTTTCTTTCTTCTATGCCTGGTGCTTCTCTTACAAAAGTTGTTTGTGATGTAGGAGAAGATTGTGGTTGTCCACCGCCTCCAAATAATCCGCCTATAAAACTCATTTATTTATCCATTTCTCTAGTTGTACATGTTTCTTTTGCCATCCCCATTTTTTGGAAACTTTTTCCCAACCAGGTCTAGCCCAAAGACATAAGCGTTTACAATTGTTACTTTTTGCAAACTTCGTTATTATATCAACAAATTGATCCTCCCATAAGTCCCTTCTTTTACCAGTACATATGACAATCTCTAGTTGACTAAAATTAGGCATTTCCGATACTCTAGTAATACCTACCCCAAAAACTTTATTCTCTTCCATTTCATCTGAACCAAACATAATAAAACATTGCATCAAATCTTTTTTTAAATAGTCATAAATATGTTTTGAATTTGCATACTGACCAGAATATTTTAATGCCTCAGCAACCATAAATTCTGTCAAGGGCCAAAATCTCTCGACATCTTTAGGTTCAACAGATACTACATTTACTAATGGTTTAATTTTTTTCTTTGTTTGCTTCATTATTATCCTTAATTAAATCAAACACTCTTTTATATTTCTTTTGCTGGTCGTAAAAATATTGAGCACCTTTTTCTCTCATATCTTTCATGCTATTCGGATTTGCTCCAGCAATAATTCCAGCACCTAATACACCATCTGCACGTGTTACAAATTCCCCATCTGCTAATTGAGCTAACATTGTATCTTCATCCTTATCTCCAACACCCGCACCATCTTCAACATATCCAGAAGCTCTAACATAATTGTTAGCATCGTTTTCATCGTGTGAAACTTTTGATGGAAGATAATTTATACCACCTTCATTGAATTTTTTTATTTCAGCTAAGCCCCCTGTTTTTAATCTTGTTCTTGCGATTTCGTAAGGACCCATTCTCTCAACATTATCAGGTCTATTTGCTTCAGGTATATAAACTTTTTCATATTTTTTTTCTTCTCCAGTAGTTGGATCAATATATGAATAACCAGGCGAGTTCTCCGCGAACTCAGCATAACCTAAATTGTAAGTTGGTTGGAACTGATCTATTGGTTGTTGTTTAAATGCTCCAGATAAATAAGCTAAACTTCCTGCTGCTATACCTGCTTTTGTAGGATCAAATTCGTACTCTCCTGTAAATTCTCCATCTACCATTCTTTTTCTTTGTAGAAGTTTTTGAAGCATGTTTCTTTTATCCGGTTCTCCATCAATCATAGCATCTTTAGCATTCATAAAAGGTACTTTATCCATTCCAGGTAATGAAGTGAATGGAGTAAAATTACTGTAAGCTGTTTGCATGCCTGGTAAACCTAATTTAGATCCTCCTGCTAAAACACCTTTACCACCATAATATCCCATGGCTGCTCCGGTAACTCCTCCAAGTAATCTTTGGATCCCTGAACCACCTGCGTCTTTACTTGATTTATATCCTTTATAACCACCGTAAGCGGCTAGTGCATAGGGTAAGAATTGTAGCATTAAATATATTCTCCTTTTAAGATCTTAAAGTAAAAATAATACCATTTTACTTGGCTAGTTTCAACTCATCTAAAAAACAACCTTCGTATTGGTGTTCCCCCACATGGATGATTGGGTCATTAACATATACATAGCATTTACCACCAATATCTTTCCAAAGCTTACAGAATGAGAAATCTTCACCCATATAAGTCTTTGTTTCAGGGTCGTGTATACAATCAAAAAAGTTCCATAGATTAGGTCTATCTACGTACTCCCCATTTATTACTGTCTTTTGAACTATGTTTTTGTCTGGGTATTTTTCTATCATCTTGTCAAACACGCTTCTGTTGATCATCATACATCCTGTAGGACTATGTGTAACTTCCATAACACCATTATCTAGTTTTATATTCTCTGGGTTCTCTACTCTCATAGGATAAGTATTCAACCATCTATGTATGTCTCCAGGGTTTTTTACTTCACCATCGTTCCATTTTTTATAAAGTTTATCCCACATCATTGTTTTAAGAGGATAAGGAATAGATATCAATTCTTTATCCAAATCTAACATTTTTATAATAGAGTCTGCTCTAAAATATATATCCGAATCTACAAATAACATGTGTGTACAACTTGACTCTAGAAAAGCTGAAGTACATAAGTTTCTTCCTTGCGTTACCAAAGATGATTTTAATAAAGTAAATGTAATTTTAATTCCTTTTTTAATACAAAGTTGTTGTAGTTCTAGAAGAGCTTGTGTGTAATGCATAGTCACATCACTATGACAAGGTGTGCAAATCATTAGGCTGTATTTTGATTTAACTACTTTCTTTGTTTCTTTTTGTCCGGTGTCCGGTTTCCACATAGGAAGAGTGGCTTTCTCATATGGGGTTACCTCAACTTCTTTAAGTGTTTGGTAAGTATCCTCATTTATTGTTTCTTTCATTCAAAGCTCCTTTCAAAAAGTTTGTCCACTCCATACCCTTTTTTTGCCAGTTATAAAATCTTTTATAAAACTTTTGTTGTTCCTCCAGGTGGTCTTGCATGAAACCCTCATGCAAATAATCAGCAGCTATATTGATTGCTCCTGCAGTATCTTGTGCCATTTGTTCATAATTTGTTGAGTAATTAATGTATACAGGCCACTCTGCACATGTTTCATACAAAGCTCCAAAGTTATTAGTAATAACATGTACGCCAGAAGCTAATGCTTCAAGTGCTGATGCACATGATGTTTCTTCAAATATAGATGGGTATACAAACATATCGTAGCTAGGCATTACTTCTCTAATATATTCATTCGGTTTATAACCAATATAATTTACATTGGGTAATTTTCTAGCTTGTTCATATAGCGCTTCAAAATCTTTTTCAGTATTTTTTTCAAATTCAGATCCGTAAACTTTACATGAACTATAAACATCTAATTTTATATTAGGGTTTTCAATTTCTTGCATAGCACGTAATAAAACATTTAAACCTCTCCAAGGTGTACAATGATGTATAAGTTTTATAGGACTTCCTCTTTTGTATTTTTTTCTTATTGGAAAATCATCTATACCATTTTTAATTACTACAGATCTTTCAGTCGGTATATCAAAAGCATATCTAAATTTTTCATAGTTCCAATGACTATTGAATACATACCAATCATACTCTTTGTGTCTGTCCTTGTCTTTAAAAAATTTTTGTAGATTAGGTTGATCCCAAGAATTTTTTTGCCAAAGAATGTTAAGTTTATCTGGGTCTAATGGAACTTTTCCCGGTATTGATGTGCAAATTTGAACTTGATCTAGTAGTTCTTTGGAAACATGCTTATGGAGCATCTCCATTTGGATTTCTGTTGCTCCGCGAGGTTGCATTATTTTTTGGTGGCAGCCCCCATAGAAACTTTAGTAACCTTAATTTCAAGGTCTTGTCTAAAGTCATCCACAGTAGTGTCAGTATTGGGGTCAGTAACATCATTATCAAAATCAACTTTACTAGCATATACTTTACCAGTCCTTTTGTGTTTAATAATTTCTTTTGCTTCTGCTGGTATTTTTATTATATCACTCATTTTTGTCTCCGTCCTTGTCTATTGTATTTTTTATTATTTTGCAACTTTTTTTTCTTATTAGGACTTTTACAATGTCTTCTAGGTCTTTTTCTAGGCTTATCTCTTTCAACAAAGTCTTTAAATTTTCTAGCCATTTTCCTGCGATCTATCTATCAAAGCATAACTAATAGATCCTGTAATTTCATTTGCTGTATCAGCTTGAACTTTAAGAATATCACTTGCTTCCATGTTTAAACTAGATTTTATAAAATTTTCAAAACCTGCTGATAAAGTTTGATGAGCGATGTCCACATCAGATCCTCCAGATTTTTGTAAAAATACATCTACAACAATATTTCCTCCAGCTTGATGGCAAATTTGTAAGGACTTACCAATAATAGTTGCATCTGCTGGACACGTTAAAATAGTAGTCACATTAGTTGTAGTTAAATCGAATGTTTCGCTTTTGTATCTTATTGTCATTGCATAAAGTAATTAAATGAATCTTGTTCGTTTTTCAAGTCTTGTTGATAAGAAGTATTTAGTTGGTTTTCAACAGTAGCCAGTGCTTGGTTAATTTGTCTAAATCCTTCTTCAGTATATTCTTTAGGAGGTTCAGGTACATATACGTTAATCTTAGCCATTAGTAATCGTGAAGCCCTCCTGAACCAGATTTTTGTTGAGGAGCGGAATAAGATTTACTAGGTGAAGTTTTAGTGCTAGCTGGCATTTGTCCCATCCCTCTATCGTCTGATGTTCTTTGACTAGTAGTTCTTGCGTCTATTTGTTTTTGCAATCCTCTAGCTTGAGCCATATTTCTAGCGGCTGCATCTAATCTCCCTTGTAGTCCTCCATATTTTTGCATATCCATATAATCCATTAATGTTTTTGCTTGTGCAAAATCTGAATTTCGTAATCTTCTGTTTAATCCGGCTAACCCCCTAGCTCCTCTCATAACTAACCCACTTCCAGGAATAATAAAATTCATAGCCATAGGTAATATATTTGATAAACCTAATTTTTGTTTTTCAGGTGCTGTTATTGTTGGATCAGTTTGAATATTTTCATAGTCTAATGGAAAATTATTTTGATCTTGTATTAAAGGCATAATGCCAGCAGTCCCTGAATTTTGAGGAAATGTTAATCCGTTATTATACAACTCGGGACTACTTGTATTATAATAGTTATCTCCTGTGTAGGGTTTAAATTGAGAAATGTCAGAGGCTTGCGGGTAAGTTATACCTCTATCATATGGGATAGGTGAAATACCTGCATTACTCATCTGAGGAGTCTTTGGAGTAATGATTGAATCTAAAAGTTGTGTATCGTAAATATTCATTTATCTTCTACCATCAGGATTTACATCAGCTCTAAAAGTTCCAAATCGCCAAGTTTCATCAACTGCTGTGTTTTGTATTTTTAAATTAGCCAATCTGCCTCTTGCTCTTGTGTCAATTTTTTCTGTTGAAGAGTTTATAGTAAAAGGCCCTAATTGTGAAGAAGATCCAGAATCAATAGGAAAATCTTTTAAAAATATAGTGACAATAGCATTCCCTTGTAAGTTTTTAAAATCAGGTAAAAACCTACTAACTCTTAACATATATTGGCCATCACCTTCTACAGGTAAGTCAAAATCACCTGATTGTATATATGCTGAAATAGCTGTCTCTGTTCCATCTAAAGCTATTTCATTATTACCTACCTCATGAGCATAATAAGTAGTTGAACCAAAAGTATTTGTTGCTCCACTTATATTTGAAATTGTTGGTATAGCAGTAGAATCATATTCTGTTGCATAAGGTACGTCATATGTACTTGCATCTGCGTAAGAACTTCTAGCAAGTGTCATTGTAGACCAAGTATTTTCTACATAATTATAAACTACAGTTCTATTGTTTTGTACTGCAGGGCTTCCTGCAGGGGTACCTGCTGGATAGAACCAGACAATCTCATTAAACAAAGAGTTGTGTGAACCATATATAATTTCATTAGATGAATAGTTTATTCCCACATTTGATCCGGTGGTCGTGAATACAAAGTCTTCAACAAGTGATGGAAGTAATTTAACGG